AAGAAATCTCTCGAACTCTTCGCCGATGAATTCACCGAGAGTTTCCTAAATCGAAACAAATATTTCTATTCACCGTCGTCGGAGTTATATTTCACGTATCATAATCAAGTCCGGTATGCGTTAATCAACGAAGACGAGATTCATCACCGGATTTTGGCAGATATTACCGCGTCGGATTTTCTCTCCGCCGCCGCCGCGTCTACAAGCACCAGCACGAGCATCAAATACCGTATAAAAAACAGGATTATCAAGAGTATTCAATCCTCCCGCGACATTCTCTCATCTATCCCTGAATCCCGCACCATTCAGCATGTCATCGGACTGCTTTACCCCGCGCTCTTCCACACCCGTGACCATGCGAAGTATTTTCTGACGATTCTCGGCGATGTCCTCCTCAAAAAAGCCGCACCTCTCATCTATTTTGTCCCTACCCTCGCAAAAGAATTCATCAAAGACCTCGGCAACGAGTGTTACGCCTTATTCGGTTCTACCGCCGGTTTATTCAGCACCGCCTTCAAGTTCAAATATTACGAGCATCAGTATAAGGATTGTCGGTTGGTGGATATTCGATGGGGTGGAGGTGGCGGCACACAATCATCGTCATCGTCATCGTCGTCGTCGTTGTCGTCGTCGGCAGCCGCATTTATGCTTCATCTCTCGAACATACCTGAACTCCGGACATCCATCATCGACCTTTTCTGTGTTGGCGCGCATTACTCGCACCGGTTTGGGAGTGCCGATGATTTCTTGCGCCTCCACTGTAAAACGCCGGAGGTGGGAAGCCATGCGTTGTTTTTACGCGACCGTAGCGAGACACAAATCATCGATGAATTCATGAATTACGCTACCGAACCTGCTTCATCCGAACACGAAATATCGATGACAAATATGCTATATTTATGGAAGATGTATCTCTCGGAGTTTCGATTGCCAAGCGTGTTTTTTGCGGCGACGTTACGTGCGAAACTGTCGGCATCGACGGCAGCATCGTCGGCAACCTCGGACAGTATCCCGAATCGCACAAGCAAGTATCTTCCCGTCGTAAGCCAGTTTCGCCAGTTTTGGAGCGAGTTTTGTTTCACCGATGACCGCGAAATCGAGCTTGAAATCGACGAGCTATCAACCCTTTTCAACGAATACACAGCATCAGCCGCAGGTATGCCCGTCGTGAGCGACGCAACACTACTCGGAATGCTCCACCATTTCTACCCTGACGTTATTATTGAAGATGATAAATATATACTGAATGTCGGTTGTAAATTATGGAATAAACCCGCTGAAATAAATGATTACCTGGAACAATTTAAACAGCTGTGCGTGACGAATCATCATTCATTTCCGCAGCCATTATATAACGCTTACGAGTATTATTGTGGGCGTTGTTATTCATCCGCGAAGAGGCGTATTATCAGCAAACGATATTTTGAGAAGTATTTCATGGAAGAATATTCGGATTACATCGATGAAAATGGTATGATTACAATAAAGTGGTGGTCAGCCGACGCCGACGCCGACGCCGATGATGACTATGGCGTGGATATCGACGCCGCTGACGCCGCAATCGTGTCATAAAAGTTATACAAAATATCCCGTGTCGAGTCTAATGCTTCTGGGTGAAACATTACGCCATACACGCGGTTTTTTGCGAATTCGAAAGCACACGCATGGCGGCGTCCATCACGAAACTTCGTAATCCACGCAATCTCTCGAACACTCGACGGCGGAACCGGAAGTTCATGGAAGTAAAAGTATGCGTCTATTCCGCGCGGTGTTTGGCCACGCTCTTTCTGGCCTTTGAAAATACGATGTGTCGAGAGATTGACGTGGTGCGACCCAGTCCATAATGTATTATATGATGTAAGTGATCCACCGTAATACAACATCAACACCTGACATCCATGACATATACCGAGCACAGGTGTTTTCGGAAAATGATACAAGTAATAGAGCTCAGTTGTGAGTTCGGGTTGCGGAGTGTGTGACTTAATGCGAAAACGAGCACCAGGTATGATCAAACCGCGAATGTCAGTGCGCTCAACTACTGCGGGGTCGCATCGACGCGTAACGATATATGGAATCTCTCGTTGTTTGAGAGATTGAAATAGTTCGCGTAGTTTATTGGCATGGTTCGGTATTTCGCGCGTAACAATAAGAATCATTACAACGAAACGACGAAACAACGAAACGACGAAACAACGAAACAACGAAACGATGACTGATATAATCACATATAATAATTACGATTACATCGATTACATCGATTACATCGATTACGAATACAAAGAAGAACCATAATGCGCCGCAACTGTCCGATTGACGCCTCGCATGCCACCGGCACCACCTTCCAGTTTCACAATTCGTCCGCTCTCAATAAATATTTTCACAGGAAATGTCGCCGCGAATTCGGAGTCATGTGTCACGATAATCATCGTCGTTTTTTTTGCCATTTCATGTATCATCTGAGTAACATATTTCTTATGAAACGCATCCACAGCAGCCGTCGGCTCGTCCATAATCGTTATCGGTTTATTGCTCAGGTAGCTCCGCAATAAGTAAATAATTTGCCGCTGACCGCCGCTAAGTTTCTCGCCTCTCGACCCCGCCAACGTATCAAGTCCCTGCGGCAGTTTCTTAAATACGTTCATGATTTTCAAGCGGTCCAGAATATCGATGACCTCTTCCTTCGGCGTCGTTGTCCCGTAACATATATTATCGATGACAGACCGATTGAACAATACCACTTTTTGCGAAACAATCGATAATTTGCTTCGCAGGTATTCGCGGTCGATATTCTGAATATCCTCGCCATCGAATAGGATTTGACCCTCGGTTGGTTTGAAAAATCCAGACAAGAGCTTTATAATTGTGGATTTACCACTTCCGTTGGTGCCAATAATCGCGACGCGGTCGAGAGGTTTGATTTTAAAAGAGACATTATCGAGTGTTTTCTTACGGTCTTCGGCAGTTTTGACCTGTTCTATGTTGGAGTTGGTAGTTGTGTATTCAAACGATACGTTCTTGAATTCGATATGCCCGGTGATAGGGATGTCTGTAAGTGCGTTCGCACCCGCCGCCGCCCCCGACGCTCCTGATGTCGCATCATCGACCAATAACTGACGTATATTGTTTTCATTTTCTGCGAGCTTACCATACTCAGCAATCACCATAATACTTCTTTGTGAGGCGGTTTTGATGTATCGGACGAAAAATAGCATAATAATGATGACTTTAATCGTAGATGTACTGTCGATGGTTTTGGATTTATACAAACGAAGAATCACATACACATATGCCACAAGAATAAGCGTGACGAGGATTGAAATCACGTAGGTGCCCTTGGATGTGCTCCACAGCTGCGTTTCATGCGCGTTGTCATAGATACCGTGCTGTTGTGTCAAGTATTCCTTCTCTTCTCTCACCTTCTTATTACAGATAATACTGATCGAATTACTCAGCACGTCATCGATGTTTGACATCAAATTCTTCTCTTCATTCTCTCGGTTTTCAGATGTGAGCTTACTATCCATGAGAATATAATAATATAAAATAAAGAACACAACGAATACGAGCAACGTCATAAGTCCGATTGTAGGGTTCAAATAAATGACATATCCGAGAATTACCACGCTCGTAAGAACGAATGTAACGACCCAATATATAAATCGCCCGGTAAATGATATGACAGTATTCGGTATCTTTAATGTTTTGATAATATGGTTGGATATATCTTCCTTTTCATAATTCACCTCAATATTTTTGAAGATGACGTCGATGAGTTTGAATCGGATAAATTTCTCCATCATCGGATAATAGATTTTGTCGAAGTAGTTGCTAATCATATACACGGTATCCACGAACATGCTTAAACCCGCTATTTTCAGAAGAATCGTGATGGATTTACTGTATTCCAGGCCGTTGATTGCGCCTGTAAAATTGGAAAAGAAGTCTGACAATACAATCATTTCGATTGGATTACATATGAGTGTCGTAATAATGGTAATAAATACCCATATTTGATTTTCTTTCAAGAAGTCAAATATATATCCTGTAATTATTTGTTTATCCATCGTTGGCACTCACGAACCAACAACAGGCTATTTGTAATACTATTATAATCAAATATAATAGTAATACTAGACTTTCCGTCCGTCAGTCATTCCGTCATGCCGTTCTTAACGTCTCTTAGGAGTATTCACGAGACGAGAACGACGACCTGTCTTTGAAATCTTAACAGCGCCGAACTTGCCCTTACGAGCGGTGTAGCCATACTTGCGCAGACGGTTCTCCTTCTTTGCGGTAGCGTGCTTCTTGGCGCTCACAATACGACCGTGCTTGTTGAACACGAGATCACTCTTGGTAAGACCACCGGGGGTCTTGTAGGCGGTATCATGCCAAACTTGGGCACGAGAACCCTCTAACATTTCATACTTCTTACCATGAACGTGGTAAAATCCATCATCGTGGCGGTCCAGACGTTTCACCATTTTACTAAATCTCTCGTTATAACTTACCCTTAGAAAAAATCTAAAATCTGAATCTGAATCTGAATCTGAATCTGAATCTGAATCTGAATCTGAATCTAAAATGAATTTGTTATAGGCGCTCCATATCCGCCAGGCGCACCTGTCCAACGCCCAAAACGGTTAATATTATTTACAGCATACACCTTTTTCACATTCTTGGTTTCCGTCGCAACGCGAATATTCTGCGCATAACGCATCTTTTTCGTGATATTCGTATTATTGGTGGATGTCGCCATTCCCGCCGTCGGATTCGTAATCGTGGGGCATTTAAAATATGGAACCCGAATATTGTTATTTTGATTGTTAATGACGATTGGATTTCCAGATGCGTCATATTGAACGAGTGCGTCATTGATACGGTAAATATCACTACATGTGAGACCCATCCCGAAGGTTGTCCTGTATCGCGGTACAGTCATATCTATCGCGTGAGTGTAATGTTACATACCCAATCCAAAATAAAATTGAACATGAGTTAAACATATTGTTTGAATACACTATACCCATCTCTTATACAAGAATCGAGTTCATGCCTCCTAAATCTGTTGCTGCTGGTGGTGCTGGCGCGGGTGGTGCCGCCGCCGCCGCCGACCTCGCCAAGTATCAGAAAATGACAGACCGTGAGCATATTCTCAAGAAGCCAGACACTTATATCGGAACAATCGAGCCAACTGAAATGATGGAATATGTTATGGACGCGGTGCCGCCGCCTTCTTCGGCCTCTGATGCGGTTGAGGGGGGAGGACCGATGCTCACCCGGCGCAACATCACGTACATCCCTGGTCTTTACAAGCTCTTCGACGAAGGAATGGTGAATATGCGCGACCATGTCGTCCGTCAAGCCCAAGCCATCGCCGATGGAAAACCCGACGCACTCCCTGTGACTAACTTGGAAGTAGAGATTGACCCTGACGACGGAACCATTCACATGACAAATGACGGTAATGGTATCGACGTGGCTCAGCACCCCGAACATAAACTCTGGATTCCCGAGATGATTTTCGGTCATCTTCGCACATCAACGAACTACGACGAGAACAAGAAGGAGAAAATCGTTGGCGGGAAGAACGGGTTCGGATTCAAGCTGGTCCTCATTTGGTCGGTGTGGGGACGCGTGGAAACTGTCGATCACGTCCGCGGACTAAAATACATCCAAGAATTCAAGAACAACCTCTCGGAAATCACGCCGCCAATCGTCACCAAGTCCAAAGTCAAGCCTTATACTCGTGTCAGTTTCCGCCCCGATTACGCGCGATTCGGTCTCGCAGCCAACAACCTCACCGCCGACATGACCGCGCTTTTCCTAAAACGCACCTACGATATTGCGGCCGTTACAGACAAGACTGTGAAAGTGAAATACAACGGTGCGCTTGTTCCGGTGCGTCATTTTCAGCAGTATGTTGATTTGTATATTGGCGCAAAGGGGGGCTCGGGTGTGGATGGTGGCGGCAGCGTGAAACGCATCTACGAGAATCCGGACCCTCGTTGGGAGTATGTTGTATGCCTCACCACTACTGACGAGTTTGCCCACATAAGTTTTGTCAATGGAATCTACACTCCACGCGGTGGAAAGCATGTTGAATACATTACCAACCAAATTGTTCGCAAGCTTGCCGAAGTCATCAAGAAGAAGAAGAAAGTCGATGTCAAGCCAAACACCATCAAGGAACAATTGATGATCTTCCTGCGTTGTGATATCGAGAACCCGTCATTTTCAAGCCAGACCAAAGACGAGCTCGGCACCGCTGTCGCGAATTTCGGTTCATCATGTAAAGTCAGCGATGAGTTCATCGAGAAGCTCGCGAAAATGGGCGTGATGGATGCCGCGTGTGCGCTCACGGAAGTCAAAGACACGAAAGCCGCGAAGAAAACCGATGGCGCGAAAACCCGCACAATCCGTGGAATCCCCAAACTCATCGACGCGAATTATGCTGGTTCGCCTGACAAATCCGCGCAATGCACCATTATCCTTTGTGAAGGTGATTCAGCCAAAGCTGGTATTATCAGCGGATTGAGCAAAGAAGACCGGAATTATATCGGTGTGTATCCGATGAAAGGCAAGCTCTTCAACGTTCATGGCGAGACGACGAAACGCATATCGGAGAATCGCGAGATTGCGGAAATCAAACAGATTCTTGGCCTTGAAACCGGAAAGAGCTACACCCCCGCAGATGTCGCTACACGGCTGCGTTATGGAAAGGTGCTCTTCATGACCGACCAAGATTTAGATGGTGCTCATATTCAAGGTCTTGGTATCAACCTTTTCCAGACGGAGTGGCCGTCGCTCACGAAGATACCGGGTTTCATCGGTTTCATGAATACGCCGATTCTGAAAGCCCGCCGCGGGGCGCAAGAGCTCCTCTTTTACAACGACGGCGAGTTTGAAGCATGGAAGAAGCAATTCCCCGACGCGATCGTCCCCGCGGGTTGGCACACGAAATATTATAAAGGTTTAGGTACGAGCACCGGGAAGGAATTTAAGGAATATTTTGAACAGAAGAAGACTGTTGCGTTCGTCCATACAGGGAAGGAAAGCGACGACCATCTTGATATGGCGTTCAACAAGAAACGTGCCGACGACCGAAAGGAGTGGTTGGCGAATTATTCGCGCGAAGCGTTTCTCGATACTTCGAAGCCGGAAATCCCTTATGAAGAGTTCATCGACCGCGGCCTCATCCACTTCTCGATTTACGACAACGAGCGTTCGATTCCGAATTTGATGGATGGATTGAAAATCTCGCTGCGTAAGATTCTGTATGCGGCATTCAAAAAGGGTGGTCTGAAAACGGAAATCAAGGTTGCGCAGTTCAGCGGGTATGTATCGGAGCATTCGGCGTATCATCATGGTGAGGCGAGTTTGAATGCGGCGATTGTGGGGATGGCGCAGAACTTCGTAGGGAGCAATAATATCAACTTGTTAGAACCGAATGGTCAGTTTGGGACACGTTCTGCTGGCGGTGACGATAGTGCGAGTGAAAGATACATCTTCACCCAACTCAACCGGCTGACGCGACTCATCTTTCGCCAAGAAGACGACGCCATCTTGTCGTATATCAACGACGACGGTCAAATGGTAGAGCCGACCTATTACGCACCAGCGATTCCGATGATTCTCGTGAATGGAAGTAAAGGAATCGGAACCGGATTCAGCACAGATGTCATGCCGCATCATCCACTTCAAATCATCGCTTATATTCGGGCGATGCTCGCAGCAACGCCAGCGACCGACCGCCCTGTCATCGAGCCCTATTTCAAAGGATTCAAAGGCACGATTCAAAATATCGCGGCGACTTCCGCCTCCGCGACCTCCGGTGCCGCGACTAGTGTCGCGGCGAAATATCTCATCAAAGGCACCTACGAAATCGTCGCCGATCGTAAGGTCCGTATCACCGAGCTTCCGATTGGAACATGGACAGATGATTACAAAGTATTCTTGGAAAAGTTGATGGACACGCCCGCGGCGGCGTCGGACAAAGATAAAGGTGCCGACAAGTCGGCTGCTGCGACTACCCCCGTCCTCAAAGAATACACCGATATGTCCACCGACACCGTTGTAGATATTACTGTGACATTCCATCCATCTTACCCGCACACACCGAAAGAACTTCAAGCAGCGGTCATCGATGCTGATGCTGGAACAAACAAATTGGAGAAACTTCTCGCGCTATTCACGACGCAAAGCACGACGAATATGAATCTCTTCGATGCGCATGAGAAACTCCGAAAATACGCGACCATCTACGACATCATCGAGGATTATTACACCGAACGTCTCGCACTTTACGCCAAGAGAAAGGCGGCGATGCTGGCGCAACTTGCGAATGAACTGCGCGTCCTTACCAACCGTGCGCGATATATCCAAGAAATCTTAGACGACAAACTGGAACTGCGTCGTCAAACCAAAGAGGCGATTCACGCGAAGATGGTCGCACATGGCTATGAACACATCGATAACGACGTTGAATTCAAGTATCTGCTGAAAATGCCGATGGATAGTGTGACGGATGAAAATGTAAAGAGCCTTCTCGCAGAGCGTGACACAAAACGAGCGCAACATCAGGGACTCCAAGATACGACGATTCAAGCATTATGGACCAAGGACTTGGATGAATTGGAACAGGAGTATAAGAAGTGGATAGCAACAGGAGAAGCGGCGGCGACGGCGTCGTCAAGCAAGACCACAGGAGCGACAGGAGGAGGCGGCGGCGCTGCGGCACCAGCAAAAAAGAAGATGGTGGTCAAGAAGGCATAATCGAAACAAAACCAGATGGGGGAGGGGCGATATAAGCGCGTTTTATGAAGAATAAAATAATGTAAGTCCTACTGTAATAGCTGTAATAGGGTTGATGTAAATGTTATTATTTTTTATTATACCAGTCATTCTATATATAATACTAATTATATTTTCATGGGCAGCAGCAGCAGCATCATCAGCAGCAGCATCATCAGCAGTATCGTTATCGACAATCATGACAAGTCTAGTGAAACAATATAATTTTCGTGAAGAAGTTGTAGATATTTCCGGTATCACGATACACAGCGTAATAAAAGATCCAACGGGTGTTATACACAGTGATCACGATGATGTATTTGTATTTATTCATGGAACAGCGAGTTCGTCGGTTACTTTTTTCGACGTAATGGATCAAATGCCATCCAACGTAAAATGCGTTGCGTTCGATTTACCATCATTTGGTATAAGTGGTGATATTGATATAGACATGTATCCAACGAATAAAGAATTGTGTATTCATTATGCGAATGTTATTGGACAAACACTACAAAAAATGAACATTCTTCATAATACAACTCTTGTTGGTCATTCACTCGGCAGTTTTCTATCTATTCATGTTGCCGCGAGGTACGCAATCAAAAACCTAGTTCTATTAAATCCCGCCGGTATTCTTCCAACACTCGGTGTATGGGGATATTATTGGACTATATTTTTCAAATTCGGGTTACCCACCACTATATTTGACCTTCCACTCATATCACGTAATGGCATGAAACGTATTATTACCACAATTTTTCATGATGATTCATTATTAACACAATTTTGGCTATCTTTTTATTCAAATCCACGTAATAAGGGGCATCAAATATTACAAAGGGTCATTACATTTACACCGTGTTATTCGTATTGGAATACACCATCATTTCCGACACTTACAGATGTATATAAAAAGATACCGACGACTGTGTGTTTTGGTGTAAAAGACACAATTTCTCCATCACATATTGGTTATTTTTTGAAGTATGTTTCGTGTGGTCAGATTATGATACATAACATTCATGATGCGAATCATAATCCATGTGTAAATACGGCAGAGATGACCAAATTGTTGAAATCGATTTTAACGAATCAACACGAAGGAACGGTAGGTATAACAATACACAAACCGAATAATATGACATTTCATAGAGGTTGTAAAGGTTATTCATATCCATCACTGACAAAAACACAAAGGTCAATCGACCAAATATACAAATATTTACTGACAAATATTACATAATATTACATTTATTTACGAAATTTATGTTTTATTCTACATTATTTTAAAACCACGGCTTCAACTCTAGCGTCTTATGCTTGTAATCCGAGAAATTCGGGTGAGCCATCGGCGTGTACATGTTGCTGACATCTCGCTTATACTGAATATATCCTTCTGCTTCGCCATGAATACGAGGCACACAGTATTCAAATACTAACTCATTCAACTCAATAATCTGCTCCCGGATATCGGTGGGAGCGTTGGCCGCATTCTGTAAATAAATTGTCCGCATGATGATGCGCAGAGTATCACAGTCTTGTTCGCCAATAACATACTTGCCGCGGGAGCGCTGATACACTCCTGCGCGAATACCGTTTTGAATAATCTGCATATTCTCTTTACAGAAGAACGCATTCGAGAGAGGTGTGTTTTCCCAGATTCCGTTCAGCGCATCACGGTAAGTCACGCACTGATGAACGGGATTTTTATCATAAAGAGCGAACTGGTCTTGAATCGGGGGTGTTAAGATATCGAGACGGCCATTTTTAGGTTGTCCGATAAATGTGTCTTCCGGGAAAGTGCGATAATCGAACCGGTTCATTTGATTGAAGTGAGAGAATGATAATGCGATTGAGAATGAGAGAATGAGAATGCGAATGCGAATACGAATACGCTAAATAACGTTGTTGTATAATACACAGATATTATATCACTACTTTATATAGTTATGGATTTCATTTCAAGTTCAAAAAACACAGGTTCGTCGGCATTCGGAAGTTCGAGTAATGGAAGTGCCGGTTCATCCGGTGATGGGCTGTTTAGCAACTTTTTCAATCTCTCCATTCAAAAAATGGTGTTATTACTCGCAATCATCGCGTTTGTGATTTCAATCGGAACCGTCGCGATTTTACTGTTGAAGTCAAAGAGCACGCAGAAGTGGCCGCCTGAGATTTCGAAATGCCCAGATCGTATGGAATTCGATGGAACAAATTGTGTCGATAAGTACGGTTTGGGATACACACTTAGTGCTCCCGACCAAAACAATAACTGTAACAATTTCACCAAAATAAACGGCGCCACATATTCAGGACCTGGATTAAGTGGGGTAGATGGTGGATATGTTCCATGGGAAGGCGTTTTAGATGGTCAAAAGTCACGCGCAAGTTCGTTGAAGAACTGCTTGTCGTGATCGTCGTGATGCGTATTTATCTATTAATTTATGACAAAATAACGAAATTATTATTATGTCATATCGTCACGCGGTATTTACATACGGAAAGCACCGGGTGCCGCACTAGAAGCCCCCTTGGCAACAGCAGGGAGTGAATCAGAAGGAGCACCCATGCCATATGTTCCCGCCTTCATGTTGCTCGTGACACACATCGAGTAGAACAAGCGTGTCTGGAAATACATGAGAGCATACACGAGAATCATCAAGAACGAATAAACTCCGCTCATTAACGTGATTTTCCCCCTAAATAAGAGAACCAGCGATGAAACAAAGCCCAACGCAGCAACCGCTAAGAAAATAAAATTAACAACGGTAAGCCAGTAAAACAAGAGACAATAATCCTTGTCAAGAGGGGCAAATAATTCTTGGATTGCGTTCATTCTCTGAATAATGCTTGTTATAACATATAAACATAAAAAATATATTCACATAAGACATACATCGCCATACATAGACATAAATAGACATACATGGAAAATTATACAACCTTTCTTGGCAGAGAAACCATCTATAACAATATCCGAGACTTCTTAGCATCTTTTCAGAAAAACAAATCCGACCTTACATTCAAACGAGGCATCTATATTTATGGCGAGCCAGGTTCCGGAAAAACTGAATTCGTGGTTCGCCTACTAAAAGAACTGAACTATGATATGGTGAAATATGACGCGGGGGATATCCGAAACAAGTCCATCATCGAATCGATAACCCAACACAATATCTCTGATAAAAACATAATGTCGATATTTCAACGAAAGGTCCAAAAAATCGTCGTAGTGATGGACGAGCTTGACGGAATGAATAACGGCGATAAAGGTGGTATCACGTCTCTTATCAAACTTATTCGTCCTAAAAAAACAAAAAAACAGAAGCAAGAAGAAATCACGATGAATCCGATTATTTGTATTGGGAATTACCACATCGACAAGAAAATCAAAGAACTGATGAAGGTGTGTTATGTTTATGAGTTGAAAACACCTACTCCTGCGCAAATGTCGCATATCATCGACATGAAGTTGCCAGCAATCGACGCGGTTATGCGAAAAAACATCATCGCGTTTGTTCAAGGCAATCTGCGTAAGCTGAACGCAGTAATGGAGATGAGCAAAAAATCAAACACAATACTCGCGAACAATATTCTTCATGCGATATTTCAGCCGAAGACCTATAATGAAGACATCAAAAAGATAACCGAA